CGCACGTTTGGACGCAACCAAGGGCTTGCATGGCCCAGAACAGGAGTTACCGATGCCGAAGGGAACGAAATACTCGAAACCGAAATCCCGGAAGAAGTAAAAGACGCGCAGCATATTTTTGCGCGCGCTGAGTTTATCAGCCCCAACATTCTATCGCCTACGGTTACACTGACGGATGCCAAGGTGCTGATCGAGGTGAAGGGCATCAAGTGGCAGCCGCGCGCTGCGCCCAACACGATTGAAACGGCCCGCCCGGTTGTTACTCAGGCGCTCGACATCATCGAGGGCTTGCTGAAACAGGATGAGCCCAAGTTTCTGTTGCGCGCATGACGGTTGCCCTCGTTCTTGGTTCTGGCACCACGCTGGCAGACGATGTGGCGCGCGCCGGCAGCTTTGACGGGGTGGTTGCTTGCAACGATGCGGGATGGTGGTGGAAGGGCGAACTGGACGCTTGGGTAAGCTATCACCCCGAGGAGTTGCAACGCCGAGTTGATAAGCGGGCATCGCTTGGCCTGTCACCAGCAAAGCGCGTCGTGTCGTTCTGGGATAAGCTGTCGCAAGAATATCCGTTTGAATGGGTAAACTGGTGGCACAAGGACTTCCCGGCCAATGGATCATCCGGGCTTTTTGCTGTAAAGTATGCCTTAATTGATTTAGGCTTTGATGAGGTTAAACTTTGCGGAATACCGTTGACGGCAACCGATCACTTTTACGCTGAGGATACGCAATTCGTATCGGCTAGAAGTTGGCGGGCATCTTGGGCAAATGTTGCGCCTGAAATGCGCGCTCGGATGACCTCAATGTCTGGATGGACGAAAGCATTGTTAGAAGGACAAGCAACCATGACGCGCCTTACAAATAAAACGATCTACAGCATCAAACTGCCCTCGCAGCACGTTCTAAAGCCGGGCGAGCCTGTCATCCTGAATGACGACATCATGAATTACGCCGACAACCGCATCGAGTTGCAGACGCTTATCAACGGCGGGCAAATTCTGGCGGAATATGATTATGTCGTTCCCCGCCCTCAGATGAAAGCCAAGAAAGATGTCGATTGATTGGGACGCCATAGCGCAAGAGGCGTCTGCGGCCATTGCTGAGGTTGGCTTTACCGCCATCCTGCAAAAGGCAACGGGCGGGCCGACGACGCCTTGGGCTACTGGATCGCCTACGCTTACGAACACGGTAATCACCGTGATTGATGACGGCATCCGCGACCGCTACATTGCCGGCACACTCATCACCCGCAAAACGCGGGTTTTGACTGTTGCGGTGGATAACGGCGTTCTGCCCGAAAAAGCTGATCGGGTGCAGGTGCGCGATGTTTGGCACGACATCGAGGAGGTTATGCCGCTGGCACCGGGCGGCGTTGACTTGCTTTATGACGTCGAGCTTGCAAACTGATGGCGTTGCCCCGCGATATCGAGCGCATACTAAGGCGGATTGAGCCGCGCTTTCGCCGGGCATTTCAGCAGGCGTTTAACGACATCGCCAGCGCCATTGTTCTGCGTGACGTTGTGGACGCAATACGGGCGCGCAACGCGCAGGCCGCATTAGATGCGCTGAGGCTTGAACCTGCGTTCCTGCAGCCGCTAGACCGCGCGATAGCTGACGCCTTTGTAGACGGCGGCTCAGAGGCTCTGGCGCGCATCCCTATCGATCCCAACACAGGGCGGCGGTTCGTGCTTGGCTTTGACGGGCGGCACACACGGGCGGAGGCATGGGTGCGGGAACATGCAGGCGGGTTGATAACCGAGATTGTCGCTGATCAACGGGTCATGGCGCAAGGAGTTATTGAGCGCGCGATTGCCGATGGCGTAAACCCACGCACCGCTGCGCTTGATCTGGTGGGCCGCGTGGATCGCGCAACGAGGCAGCGGCAAGGCGGGTTTATCGGGTTGGACATACCAAGGGCAAATCGCTTGCGTATTGTAAGCGATGCAATGCAGACCCCAGAGGGCATCCGCAGCATTGTGACGCGCAATCAATCAACAGGAACTTTAAGCGTTGATTACAAAGTCAATGCGGCAACCCGCGCTCGCATATTGCGCGCATACCGCGAAGGAGCCGCGCTTTCCGAAGCTGACAGGCAATTAAGCATTCGCCAATACAGCAGCCAACTGCTTCGCGAGCGCGGCGACACGATTGCGCGAACCGAAAGCATCACGGCATTGCGCGCTGGGCGGCATGAGGGCTTTGAGCAGCTTGTTGACAGCGGGCAGGTTGGCCCAGATCAGATCACGCGCGTTTGGGATGCCACGGGTGACAGCCGCACGCGCGAGGATCATGCGCAGATGGACGGGCAAGAGGTGGTTGGCTTTGACCAGCCCTTTGTTGCGCCGGATGGATCGCTTATGATGTTTCCCGGCGACACCAGCTTGGGCGCGCCTGCCGAGCAAACAATTCAATGCCGCTGCTTTGAGCGCATTCGCGTGAGGTATATCTGATGGCTGGATCATTCACGGCAGACTTGCAGCGGTTTGGGTCTAAGGTGCAGCGCCGCGCCTTAGACGTTGCGCGCGAAAGCATCCAAGATGTGATCGACGACGCGCAGACGCCAAAGGCCAAGGGCGGGCGTATGCCTGTTGATACGGGCTTTCTGCGCAACAGCTTGGCAAGCGGCCTAAATGGCTCGTTTGGCCCGCCTAACGAAAACAGCTACATCCTAACAATTGGCGAGTTGGACTTGGGAGATGTCGCGCGCTTTGCGTGGACAGCGGAATATGCTATTTTCCAAGAACTGGGCAGTTCTAAGCAGGCGGGCAATCACTTTGTTGGAGTTGCTGCCGCAAAATGGCCGCAGCTTGTCGAAGCTAACGCGAGGCGGATCAGATGAATGAAGTCGCGATAGCAAATGCGATTGGGCAGCGGTTAGCGGCTTCGCCTTCGCTTGGCACAATCGTCTGGGAAAACAAAGACGCCACGCCATCGCGCCCGTATCTGCAATTCGAATTGGTGCGCGTTAATCGGCGCAATCTGACAATTGAAAGCAACGCCCCGGTAAGCCGAGGCTTTGCCGTGGTGACAATCGTTGCCGATGTTGATAAGTTCGCAACAAGTGCAACCCAAATTGCGGACAGCGTGGCAGCACGTTTTCCTTTTGGGCTTCGCTTACCAATTTCAGGCGGTGGCGTGGTCGTCATCATTCAGCCGCCTTCTATTTTGCAGGGCTTCAGAGACGGGCCAGATTGGCGTGTTCCGGTGCGCATAGAATATGAAGCCGCTGCATAAGCCGCCTTGCTTGCGGGCTGACCGATGGTCGAAAGCAGGTTAAAATCTTAACTGCGGTTTTTGCCGCGCAAGCCGAAAGGTTCAAAACATGAGCATTAGCTATATCGGCTCGAAGCTGTGGGTCAAAGCCCAGCTTCCGGCCTCGTTTACCGCAAGTGGTTACAACGCCCTCACCTTTGTTGAGGTCAAGGGCATTGTGGACGTTGGCGAAGTTGGCGACCAGCAGAACGATATTGCTATCGACACGCTGGTTGGCCGGGTAGAGCATGTGAATGGCTCGTCCGATCTGGGCGAAATTCCCGTCAGCTACAACTTCATCTCTGATGACGCGGGCCAAGTCATCATCCGCGCTGGCGCTGGCACCAATACGGCGCACAGCTTCAAGGTGCAGGATGCTGACGGCAAGATTGCCTATTTTCATGGCGTGATTGCAAACGTGCGTGACCGCGCGCGTTCCTCGTCCGAATACAAGGGCGAGACCTTCACGATCCGTGGCAACTCGGCAGTTGTTCGCACTCAGGCGCCGACCTAATCCGCACCTGTGGCGGTATCGGGCTGGGGCGAGCGTGGTTCACCGTCCCAGCCCACTTTTGAACCAGAACCGCAAAAGGATTTCCAATGGATTTTTCTGCATTTGACAGCCGCGCCGCTGCTGAAAAAGGCCGTGAGTTGCATCTTGAGCATCCCGCGACCGCCGAGCCGATCTATGACGGCGAAAACCCCTGCATCGTGATTGTTCGCGGCACCGAAAGCCGAGAGGCACAAGCCGCGCTTGCCAAGCTACGCAAGATTAAGATGGCAGAAGGCGACGAGAAAGCCGACGAGGCATCGCTTGAGGACATGCACCAGCGCCTTGTGGAGACCGCCACGCCGCTGGTGATTGGCTTTAAGAACATCAACCGGGGCGACAAGCCCGCAGAAGCGCCCAAGGATGTGGGCTGGTTTTTGAACCTTCAGCTTATCAACGGCGTTGAGGGCGAGCGCTCGTTTGTCGAGCAGGTTGTTAACTACGCCACGAAGCGTTCCAACTTCTTGGGAAACGGCTCAAGCAGCTAGAACTTGCGGCGGCACAGATCGGGCACCTTCACAGCAAGCCCGAGCACTGGAACGAAACCCGCATTGAAAAGCTGATCAAGCAAAAGCGGCAGGTGCCTTTGGTGCCTGTCAATGACGGTCAATATCTGCTGGACGCTTTATTTGAGGTCGGGCCTAGCGCAACGGCTGGAATGGGCGGCGAAATTCCCGTATCATGGGCAGAGGTTTGGGCGTATGCTCAGGCGACACAAAACATATCCGAGCCGTGGGAATTTCGTGCTATTATGCAAATGTCCAGAGCGTTTGTCAGGGCGCGGCGTGAAGGTGAAAGCGTCTTTGCGATCCCGCCAATGGAGCAAGTAACCGATGACTGATTTTGCAACGCTTGTTCTAGCCGCTGATACCCGTCAAATGACGCAGGCCGAGCGCGCGATTGACGGCGTTACGAAGTCAGGCGCGCGGGCTGAAAGAGCAACTGACGCGCTTGGCAAGGGATTTGACGAAAGCGGGCGCAAGGCAACTGGTGCTGTTAAAGGCTATGACTCCGCTGGACGTAGCCTAAAAAACGTCATCGGAGTGGCCGCGCGCGTTGCTGGCGTTTTAGCTACTGCATTTAGCGCCAGGGCAGTTGTTCAAGGCATTTCTGAATTTGAAAGCAGCATGTCGCGCGTTGGGGCGCTTTCTGGCGCAACAGGTAACGAACTTATTAAGCTGCGCAACATTGCTAAAGATTTGGGTTCAACAACAGAATTTTCCGCAGCCCAAGCTGCTGATGGTCTTAGCTTCTTGGCAATGGCTGGCTTTAACGCTGCCGAAAGCATGGCGGCAATTCCCGCCGTTCTGGACCTTGCCACAGCCGCATCAATGGACCTTGCGCAAGCTGCCGACATTGCGTCCAATATTATGTCTGGTTTTGGCATTGCCGCCAGTGAAGCCGCGTCCCTTACAGACGTGCTTGCGGCGGCGTCAAGCCGCTCTAATACATCGGTCGCGCAACTTGGTGCAGCAATGTCAACAGTCGCGCCCATTTCTGCCGCGCTTGGCATAAGCGTGCAGGACACAGCGGCGGCCATTGGCATCATGTCCGACGCTGGTATTCAAGGCGAACGGGCAGGCACGGCATTGCGTGGCGTTCTGGCGTCATTGTCAGGACCGACAACGCAGGCACAAGAGGCGCTTGCCAAATATGGCATGACCGCTGCGGACGTAAACCCAGAGACGCGGGCGCTTGCTAACATTATGGGCGATCTGCAAACGGCAGGTCTTTCCACTGCAGACGCCATGACAATCTTTGGCCGAGAGGCTGCGTCTGGTGCGTTGGTTCTTGCTGGTGCATCTGGGCAAGTTAGGGATTTTGGGAACGAATTGAGAAACGCAGACGGTGCCGCAGCAGAAATGGCTAAAACCATGCGCGACAACCTTGGCGGCGATATTAAAGGTCTGCAATCCGCAATCGCTGGCCTTATCATTGCGCTTGGTGACGCTGGTCTTACCGATGCTATACGTTCACTTGTCCAGATGATGACAACTGCATTTCGCTTTATATCGGAAAATCTGATTGAAGCACTAAACACACTTGGCGTTGTCATTGTAGGTCTTGCCGCTACGCAAGTGCCAGCATTGGTGACTGCATTGACAGCAAAGGTTCTTGCGCTGGGAGCGGCAACAACTGCTACTGGCGTCTTGACGCTTGCTATGCGCGGGCTTGCTGTCGCCACAGCTATTGCTGGCGGGCCGCTTGGCGTGCTTGCTGCTCTTGTGGCTGGTTCTGCTGCATATTTCTTGTTATTTCGTGACAATGGAAAAGAGGCAGCTTCTGGCGCTGAGGACGCGCAAATTGCTAGCGACGAACTAAACCGCGCTTTAGGAACGTTTTACCAAACAGCGGCACCGGAAGCGGGCAAACTGGCAATTGAACTCGCAAACAACAACTACGAATTGGCAAACGCTGCATATGCTGCTGCGGAGGCAGAAGTCGCCAAGCGAAAGGCTATTTTGGAAGCTGCTGAAGCAGCGGCCAGCGAAACTATGGACCCATACGGTCAATTGATTACAGGCCCAGCCGCAGACGAAGCCCTTGTCAGGTATAGAAACGCGCTTCAAGCATTGGCTGAAACGGAAAAACGGCTTGCTGATGCGCGCAACAGGCAGCGCAACGCGGCTACTGTGGTTACTGGTGCAATGTCCGACGAAATGACCGAAGCGAACAATGCAGCCGCAGAATTGTCTGTCACACTTGATGTCGTGACAAAAGGGTTGGGCGATGGCGGATTGTCTGGGGGCGCTAGCGCCGCAACCGATGCTGCGGAAAAGCTGGCCAAAGAACTAGACGGCCCGCTGTCTAGCGCAATCGACGGTGTGGCTGGCGCGTTCGGTGACTGGATCGCAGGCGGGCTGTCTGACTTCAAATCATTCACTAAGTCCATTCTGGACAGCTTCAAGCGCATGTTGTCGCAGATGATCGCCACGGCCATCGCCAACCCGATCAAGATTGCTTTGGGCATCGGCGGTAGCCTAGCTGGCACGGCAGCGAGCGCAGGCGGGGCTGGTCTGATCGGCTCTGCGGGTGCTGGCCTTGCAGGCATTGGCAGCAACCTTGGCGCGGCTGCAACAACGGCGCTGGGGCTTGGCGGCACGTTTACGGGTTCCTTCGGTGCAGGGCTTGGCGCGACGATGACGGGCGGCCTTGCTGGGGGTGCTGGCGCTTTTTCAACTGGCATTGGGATGATGGGAACGGCAGCAACGGCTGGTTCCGGCGCTGCAATGGCCATCGGCGCTGCGGTCCCTGTCATTGGCACTGTCGTGGCAGGCTTAACGCTTCTTAGCTCTATCGGCGCAAAGCGCGCTGCAAAACGCCTTGAGGCCGCGACAAACGCAAACAACGCAAAGCTGGAAAAGGTTGAGCAAGAAAACAACGCGCGCAACGCAGAACTAGCAACACGCCTGCGGGAAAATGTTGACGCAACCGAGGCGCTGATCCAGTCGATGCAAACGCTTGCCCAGATGGAGCAAGAGCGCCAACAGGCGGCGCGGGCAATTCTTGCAGAGCGCGCCAATTTAGAAATTGAATTGCTGCGCCTGCAAAACGATACCGTTGCGCTGCGCGAGCGTGAAATTGAAGCGACCGAGCCTGTCAACCGCCAGCTTCGGCGCTTTATCTTGGCAATGGGCGACGCGGCAGAAGCCATTGAGGCGCAGCGGCGTGCAGTTGAGGGCTTGGCAAGCGCAGGCGGTGGCGTCGTGGACTTTGTGCGCGGCATCCGCAATCAAGCGGCGCTATCGTTCACTGAGGACTTGGCGCTTGCGCGGGGTGGCGATATTGCAGCATCCGGTCGAATTACAGGATCGGCGCAGTCTGCCATTGACCAAGCACGGGCTAGCGCACGCACAGGCGTTGAACTGGATCGGTTTATCGCGCAGACGGCTGCGTCTTTGATGGCGTTGCCAGCGGTGGCGACATTTGAAGAACAGCAAATCGCGTTGCTTGAGGAAATCAGCAGCGGCATTGGCGATCTGACTTCATTGCAAGATGATACGCAGCGCAAGCTGATTAAAGCAATTGGTGACGGCTTTTTTGTCATAGACAAAAACCTTGACGGCAAGCTGACCTTTGATGAGTTGAAGGCGGGTCTTGGCGGCATTGCAACTGACGCAGAGTTGCGTCAGATTTTTAATACGCTTGATAAAAACGGAGATGGAACAATTGATCGTCTTGAATATCTAACAAATTCAAATGACGGCATTGAGGATAATACAGGGGAAGCTTGGCTTGCGTCGCAGAACCAACTTTCTGAGTTAAAAATTATCGCCGGAGAAACGGCAAACAACACGCTGCGCGTAATGGAATTAACTGAGGCAATTGAAACCCTTGTTTTTTCTCAAAAAGTTGCATCGCAACAGCAACTTGCAAATTTAGAAGCGCAACGCACTGCGGCGCGAAGGACGTTGGAAAATGCGCAGCGCGCCCTTAGCGGCACGCCCAGCACCGTTGTTTTGCAATCTGCGAAAAAGGGGTTTTTGGGTATTGGGCGTCGTCCAGAAATTAGGGGCGCAAACCCAACTTACGTTGCGCTTCAGGAGGACTTTCGGCGCGCCACGGAAGAACTTGCCGCTTTAGAAGTCCAAATAAATAACATTCCAAGATTTGCGGCGGGCGGCGCGCACATGGGTGGCGTCAGGATGGTTGGCGAGCGTGGGCCAGAACTTGAAGTTACCGGGCGAAGCCAAATTCACAGCAACGCCAGCACCATGGAAATGCTTTCAAACGCCCCCGTCGTGTCTGAGTTGAAAAATCTGCGTCGCGAGCTTGCGGCAATGCGCGACGAGCAACGCCAGCTTGGCATTCAAACAGCGCGCAACACAGAAAGAACATACCGCGTTCTGCGGGAGTTTGATGTCATCGGCCTGCCACCGGAGCGCACAACATGAGAATTATTGATCCAATTGAAATGACGGACGCGGTTCTGACTGACAGCAACGTGTCAGAGGATGACTTTGCTGAATGGAACGTAAACACAAGCTACATCACTGGCCAAAAGGTTATTCTTATCAGCACGCACAGGATTTATGAGGCGCTGCAAGCAACAACTGGCGATGACCCTGCAACGGATGACGGATCAACTTGGCTGGACATCGGCGCAACAAATCGCTGGCGCGCTTTTGACGGTTCTATTGAAGCGCAAACGCAGCAGGCAGCCAGTATTGAGTATGAGTTCACAATGCCCGGCAACTTTGGCGGCATTGCGCTTCTCAACCTGATCGGCGGTGAGGTTCTTGTAAACATAACCGACCCCGAAGAGGGCGCTTTAGATGAAATCCAGATCGGCTTGTCCGATACGTCCAACGTGGTGGATTGGTTCACATATTTCTATTCCGATGTGATCCAGCGCAAAGAAATAATTCTTTCGGACCTGCCAATCTACACAGGGTCAATCGTTACGGTCGAGGTTAAGGGCACAGGCACGGTAGCAATCGGCCAGCTTGTCTTGGGATTTAATTTTGACATCGGCACCAGCACGACAGGCGCGTCACTCGGCATCGAGGATTTTAGTATTAAGAGCCGCGATGATTTTGGCCGCACGTTTATTCTTGAGCGAGCATTTGCTGACACTGTGAGTTTTGAATTTGCCTTCCCTGCGGTGTCCTCAAGGCGGGTCCGCAGGATACTGTCAGACTTGCGCGCAAAGCCTGCTGTTTACTACACGGGTTCCGAGCAAATTGACCTTGGCGCAAGCGTCTATGGCTTTCCAACCGATTTTCGTATAAATTTGCAAACGCCAACTGTATCGTTTGCCACACTTGAAATCGAGGGCTTAACATGAGCATCACTCCGCTACCACCAGCGCCAAGCAGGACTGACCCTGCTACGTTTTCAAACAAGGCAGATACTTTTGTCGTAGCGCTTCCTGTATTTGTCACTGAAACAAATGCGCTGGCCGTTGATGTGACAAACAAGCAAGGGCAAGCGGCAGCAAGTGCTACGGCATCGCAAAACAGCGCCGTTAGTTCTGCAACGAGCGCAAATCAATCGCAGCAAAGCGCGTCACAAGCTGAAGGTTTTCGCAATCAAGCCGAAACTTTTAAGGATGGCGCAGAAACCGCAGCCGCTGCGGCGGGATCGGCAGCAGGGCTTCCAAGCCTTGCGGGCAAAAACGGATATGTTTTAAGCGTATCGCAGGACGGCACAACAGTAGAATGGGCACCGCCTCAAATGGGCGCGGCTGAAACCTTTATCTTGAGCATGTGAGGCTAAAATGGGCTTTCGTAACATCGCGGCCAGCATTGGCACAACAAATACGCTGATTGCAAAAATGCCAGCGTTTTTTAACGGCGCAGCGGTTCTGGCAATTGCCAACACCGACAGCAGCGCACGCAGCCTAACGCTTGGGCTAAAACGCGCAGGACAGCAAACAATTGAGACAATCGGCTTAATCGCTGTTGACGAAACATCCAGCGTTAAATACGGCGCGCCCATCGGCTTAGAGCCGGGCGACGAACTGTATGGAAGCTGCCCTACTGCAAACGTAATCAAGGTGTCAGGCTCGCTGGTTGACGGCTCACAAGCCCTAAACAACTTTGCGCTGCAAGATATGTTCACAGCCAAGTTTACTTGGGACGCATCGACGGCAAGCCCAGCGGCTGCGGTTGTAAACACGGTTCCCACATTGGTAACAAACGGGCTTTACGACAACATGCGCGGCTGCGTTGTGTCGTCATCTGGCGCGGTCAATTACTTTTTAAACCCGACAAACTGGTCACTGAAGCTGCAAGGCGGCGCATCGGTTTTGACGGGCGCAGATGGCGATGTGATGGTCGAAATCCCTGCCTTCTATTACCGCGAAAGCCGCTCTGGCTCGATATACAACTGGGAAATTAGCCCTGTTGAATTGCCCGGCTTTTTCTTGCACCCAGCGTTCATCAAAGACGGTGTGCGCGTAACGCATCGCTATTACAGCGCATATGATGCAAGCGTGTTCGATGTAGGCGAAAGCGAATTTATCGGCGGGCTAAACTCCGACGACAACACTGCGCGCGTAGACCTAACCGAATCAACTGGCGACACGCTAGCATCGGTCAAAGGCCAATACCCGATGGTCGGCTTGAAGCGTGACGAGTTCCGCACCCTAGCTGCAAACAAAGGCACGCCGTGGCGTCAGTGCGATTTCGCGCTCTGGTCTGCCGTGCAGATGCTTTACTTGGTCGAAAACCAGACATTCTTCAGCCAGAACGTGCTTGGCGCTGGCAACACCAACGGGTCGTATTTTTCGTCTTCTGCCGACCAAAACGACAGCCCGCACACGATTGCTGGTGCTGGCGACGCAATCGGCAATGGATCGACCGACACGACCAGCGGCGCAGGCGTCAGCGCCAAGCCCGGCACATCATTTATGAAGTATCGCGGCATTGAAAACTTTTACGGCAACTGCTGGAATTGGGCAGATGGCATTAACGTAAACGTTACCGCAGCGGGCAACGTGCACTTTACAAACGACCGCGCGTCTTTTGCTGACAGCACAGCATCGGGCCACACCTTGCTGACTGGCAGCCTGCCGACCGCAAGCGGGTTTATTCGTGACTTGCTGCCTGTAAATGGGTTTTTCTTGTCAGCACTAAACGCTGGCGCGGGGTCAACCACATACATTACCGACCAGCATTTTGCTAACGCATCTTCTAACCGCGTCGTGATTGTGGGCGGGAGTGCGGATAATGGCGCGGATGCGGGCGCCTTCGCGGTGAGTTCGAATGTTGTTTCGAGTGGTCGTGGTCGTGTTCGTGGCGGGCGCCTCTGCCTGTAGGGGGTTATGCCGCAATGCAGAAAAGGGATACAGCGCTGACAATAGATTACCGCGTCGTGATTGTAGGCAGGAATGCGAATAATGGCACGAATGCAGGCACCTTCACGGTGAATTCGAATAATGATTCGAGTAATCGTAATCGTAATATTGGCAGGCACCTCTACCACCACCTGAAAAGACAGGCGCTGGTTCCTGACCTCTTGGTCGAAAACGTTGCCATTAAAAGCCTAGTAGGGCAACCGAAACGCTTGGCGGGGTGGGCAGAATGAAGCGCAGTGGGGGATTGTTTCCAAGGATAATTGAGCCTGAAAACATCCTCCACGCGCACAATTCCGCAAGACGCGGCAAGGCACATTACAACGATGTTAAGGCGGTAAACGCAAATCAAGACGAAATGCTGGCCGCAATACAAAAAGACCTGTGGGCCAAGACTTTCACGACAAGCAAATACATTGCCTGTCATAAATTTGATGGGCGCAAGATGCGGTTAATTCACAAGCTGCCATACTATCCCGACAGAATAGTTCAGCACGCTCTGATAAGCGTTTGCGAGCCTGTATGGACAAAGACCTATATACGCGACACGTTTCAAAGCATACCGGGGCGCGGAACGTCTGACGCCAGAAAGCGCGTGTGGAAAGCTATCAAAAACCAGCCCGGCAAATACGCACTGAAGTTTGACATTCAAAAGTATTACCCAAGCGTTGATCACGAAATTTTGAGACAAGAAGTGCGCAGGTATATTAAGTGTCCTGACACGTTATGGCTGCTGGACGACATCATACGCTCTGGGCCGGGCATCCCTATCGGCAATTACACATCGCAACACTTTGGCAACCTGTATCTAAACCGCTTCGATTGGTGGGTAAAGCAGCAGCTTGGCGTAAAGCACTATTTTAGGTATTGCGATGACATTGTTTTGATTGGTGACAGCGCGGAGCAATGCCACGCATGGCGCAAACAATGCTTTGAAAAGCTGCGCGCTGAGTTTAGGTTAGAAATCAAGGACAACTGGCAGGTGTTTTCCCTTGACGAGCGCGGGCTAGATTTTGTCGGGTATGTGTTTTATCCTGACCGCGTAAGGTTGCGCCGCACAATGGCGAACAAGTTTCGGCGCAAGATGCGACACATACGGCGGCACAGCAAGTCTATGGCTAAGCCGCAATTTCTTGGCGGCACAATGGCTTACTGGGGGTGGGTTAAACATGCAAACGCTAAGGCTTTATGGAAAAGTCAAATTTGCCGTGCTATAAGTAACAAAATGGCCGCTCTTGGGCTAAAGAAAAACCCGCTTGAAAGGATCATGAGATGAAGGCGACCTACTGCACAAAGCCCAAC